GCCGAAGCCGACCGGCGCTACGGGCAGTGGCTCATCGACAACGCCGGGCGGTAGCCCACCCCGTCCCTCCCTGATCTAGCCAGCTACGCCAAGGCCCCGATCGCCATCGGGTGCGGTCGGGGCCTTTGTCGTTGGTACAGCACGCGCGACCCAGCCGCGCCCCGTGCCATCCGTGGGCAGGAGTGTCGGGCGGGCATCGAGCCGGCGGCACAGGTGATCCAACCACGCCTGGCACTCGTCCCGGCTGCCGCCCCGCACCATGAACACCACGTCGTCCATACCCGCAGTCTGGCGGGCCCAGTGGGGGAGTGGGGCCGGAACAGGAGAAACCGCCCGCTTGCCCGCTAGGTCGTTACCATTCGAAATCATCAGCAGGTAACAGGGAGCGGAGGTGTCATGGCCAACCACAGCCAAGACAGCCGAGATGGCAAAGGCCGCTACATACGCACACCCGAAACCGCGGAACGCGACGCCCGCGCCGCCGAACTCCGCGCCCAGGGCTGGACCCTGCAGCAGATCGCCGACGAACTCGGCTACAGCGACCGCTCCACCGCCCGCCAAGCCGTCCAACGCGCCCTCCGCGAGATCGTTCAAGGCCCCGCCGAAAAGCTCATTCAGCAGGAAGCCGCACGCCTGGACAGCCTCTACGAGGAAGCTCTGGACATCCTCCACCGCGACCACGTCATGGTGTCCCACGGTCACATCGTCAAAGGCGAAGACGGCAACCCCCTGCCGGATCACGGGCCGAAGCTCGCTGCGATCGACCGGCTCGTCAAGGTCCGCGAAAGCTACCGGCGCCTCTTCGGCCTCGACGCACGCCAGAAGATCGACGTAGCCGGCGGCGTCCGATACGAGATCGTCGGCCTCGCGGACGACGCAACCGATGCCTGACGCCGTCAGATTCGAGGCCCGCGGCGCCGTCCGAGAACTCTTCCGCTCCACGGATACCGAGGTGCTGCTCTCGGGCGCGGCCGGCACGGGTAAGAGCGTGGGCGCACTCATGTACGTGCACCTGCAGTGCCTGGACAACCCGCACACCCGGGCGCTGATCGTCCGTAAGACGCACGCGTCGCTCACGTCGTCGACGCTGGTGAGCTTCCGGGAGAAGGTCGCGAAGGAAGCCATCGCTGCGGGCCTGCTGCACTTCTTCGGTGGTTCGGCGCAGGAGCCCGCCAGCTACCGGTACGCCAATGGCAGCGTCATCGTGGTCGGCGGGCTCGATCGGCCAACGAAGCTGCTCTCGACCGAGTTCGACCTTGTCCTGGTCGACGAAGCGATTGAGGTGACAGCCGAAGACCTCGACACGATCGTGTCCCGTCTCCGTAACGGCGTCCTCCCGCTCCAACGGCTGATCATGTGCACCAACCCCGGCCCCCCATCCCACCACCTGAAACTGCGGGCGGACGCCGGCCGGTGCCGCATCCTCTACAGCCGCCACGAAGACAACCCCCGCCTCTACCAAGGCGGGGAGTGGACCGACTACGGAAAGGCCTACCTCGCCCGCCTCGACAGCCTCACCGGGCCCCGATACCAGCGCCTGCGCTGGGGGAACTGGGTCAGCGCCGAAGGGATCATCTACGACGAGTGGCAGGACGCCGTCCACCTCGTCGACCGGTTCCCCGTGCCCGACAGCTGGCAGCGGTGGCTGGCCATGGACATGGGCTACACCAACCCGACCGTCATCCAATGGTGGGCGCAGGACCCGGACGGCAGGCTCTACCTGTACAGGGAGATCTACCGCACCAGAGTCCTGATGGAGGACCACGCCAGACGCGTGCGGAGCATCATCGAGGACACCGGGGAGCCCTGGCCCGCCGCAGTGATCTGCGACCACGACGCCGAAGACCGTGCGACGTTCGAGAAGTACCTCGGCATGACCACCACCCCGGCCCGCAAAACCGTCAGCGACGGCATCCAAGCCGTCCAAGCCCGGATCCGCCCAGCCGGCGATGGCAAGCCGCGCTTGTTCATCATGCGCGACGCTGTCGTAGAGCGGGATCAGGACCTGGCCGACGCCGGTAAGCCGACCTCGACGGCCGACGAAGTCAACGGCTACGTGTGGGCGGTGAAGCCGGGCGCGGCCGGGGGGTTGAAGGAGCAGCCGCTGAAGACGAACGACCATGGAATGGACGCGATGCGGTACATGGTCGCCGCGGTGGACCTGGTGGGGGCGGCCCGGTTGCAGTCGCCTGCCCGGCATGCCCCAAGCGGGTCGAATGCAGCCGCCGCACGCTATGCGCGGCCGGTATTCGGGGGCGGAGCCCGCTAGCGGCTTCCACTTTGGCCGTAAGGTTTTTCCACTTCGGCTCTATCATGAGCGTCGTACCCGGAGGATCTTCGACAGGGGGCGGCCTTGGTCAGCGTCATAGAACTCGCGGTGCTGGGGTTCGCGTCCTACCGGGCCACCCAGCTCGGCGTTCACGACACGATCCTCGACCCCGCACGGCAACGCCTCGCCGCCTGGCACGCGAACAACATCGACAGCCGGCCCCGCAAGTTCCTCATGCAGTTGATCTCCTGTATCTACTGCTTCGGCTGGTGGCTGTCTGGCGCCGTTCTCACCGCCTGGTGGTTCTGGCGCGACAACCCGGTCATCAAGTTCGGCCTCCTCTGGTTCGCCGTCGCCGGCATACAGGCCCTGCTGAACCGGCGGGACGACACCATGGACGCGTCGTGATCCGGCAACTCACCGCCGCCGCCACCCGCTTCACCACCCGCAAGCTCGGCCGACAGAAACCCACCAGCAGCAGCGGCGGCGGCTGGCAGGAAGAAGCCTGGGACCTCTTCAGCGTCATCCCCGAAGTCCGCTTCGCCGCCACCTGGATCGGCAACGCCATGGGAGGCGCCCGCCTCTACGCCGGCCGACGCCTCGAAGACGGCACCATCGAGAAAGCCCCCCACGGCCACCCAGCCGCAGAGATCGTCTCCCAGATCGCGGGCGGGCCCGGCGGACAGTCCCAGTTCCTCGCCGAGTTCGGCCCGCACCTCGTCGTCGCGGGCGAAGCATGGATCATCATCCGCCCCACAGAGACCGGTGACGCGGACTGGCGGGTGCTGTCCGTCGCCGAGGTCAAGCAGCAACAGGGCACCATGACCGCGGAGATCGACGGAGACGAAGTCGAGATCCCGCCCTACGACGCTGACGCGACAGCCGACCCCGACACTCCGGTCGCGATCCGCGTGTGGGACCCCCACCCCCGCCGTCACATCGAAGCCGACAGCCCCGTGCGGTCGTCACTGGTCGTCCTCGAGGAGCTTCGTCTCCTCAACGCCGCGGTGGCCGCTACTGCCCGCTCTCGGCTCGTCGGCCGCGGCGTTCTCCTCTTTCCGACCGGCGTCACCTTCCCCACCGCGCCCGGCCAGGAAGCGCAGGACGACCTCGTCGACGTGTTCATGGAGGTCGCGTCGACGGCCTACCGCGAGCCCGAGTCCGCAGCGGGCACGGTGCCGATCATCCTGCAAGTCCCCGGAGAGATGATCGGGCAGATCCAGCACCTGAAATTCGAAAGCGACTTCGACGAGATCGCCATCAAGCTGCGGGACGAATGCATCCGCCGGTTCGCCACAGGCCTGGAAACCCCACCCGAAGTGCTCCTGGGCATGGGCGGCCTCAATCACTGGGGCGCCTGGCTCGCCTCCGCCGAGGGCGTCCGCCTCGGTGTCGAGCCGCGCCTCACCCTCGTCTCGAACGCGCTCACCACACAGTGGCTGCGCCCCCTCCTCGAGGCCCAAGGCGCCGCCGACGCCGCGGAATGGCTCGTCTGGCACGACACCAGTCAGCTCCGTGTCCAGGCCAACCGCGCCGCCACCGCCCTTGAGGCGTTCCAAGCCGGTCTGATCTCGGCTACCGCAGCACGACGCGAGACCGGATTCTCCGAGACCGACGCACCCCAGCCCACCAGCGCCGACACCGATGAGACGACCGACAGCGAAGGCGACAGCACCGTGACGAGTCTGCCCGTGAGCGAAACCCAGGAACTGCCCGACACACTGCCCGCCGCCGCGGCCCCCGCCTCGCTGAACCTTCCGGCCGAGGTTCTCGCCGCGGTCGACGGCATCATCTACAACGCCCTCTACGCGGCGGGCACCAGGCTCAGGAACCGGCCGGTGTGCCCGCGCCCGGAGCGTGCCCGCGCCCGCGAGATAGCGCCCGCCGAACTCCACACCGCCTACCCCGTGGACCCCGAACTTGTCGACGAGTGGCGCCTCTTCGACGGGGCGTGGGCGCGGGTCCCGGAGATCGCGAAGCGGTACGGGCTCGACCCGGACTGTCTGACGCGGCAGCTCGACGACTACGCCCGCGCTCTGATCGCCGCCCGCATGCCCCACTCCTTCGAGGACACCGCCCGGATCATGCGCAACCCCTGCACGGCGAGCGCGGCATGAACCCGGGGCAGACCCGCTTCACGGTCACACCGATCATGTCCGACCCGTGGGCGGAGTGGTGCGGCGCCTGCAAGGCGCCGACGCTGATCGTGTCGCGGCTGCTGCTCCTCACCCCTTACGGAGTGACCCCGCGCGAGACCTACGCGTGGTGCGAGATATGCGATGACCCCGCGTTCCAGGAGGAGACCGGTCGTGGACGACGACGCACGTGAGCAGGCGCTCGCCGACGCTGACGACGCACGTGAGCAGGCGCTCGCCGACGCTGACGACGCACGTGAGCAGGCGCTCGCCGACGCTGACGACGCACGTGAGCAGGCGCTCGCCGACGCTGAGGAGGAGATCGCGGCCGAGGTGCGGGCCGTCCTCGACGAGGTCGCCGACGAGATCGCCGCCGAACTCACCGACGCGACGGAGATCGTCGCAGCCCGGTTCTCCCTCAGCCGGATCACCGCCATGTGGGCGCGGCGCGTGCCTCGCATCATGCGCCGCCTCTTCCGTGT